GTTCCCGTTCCTTTTTCAGGAACGAGTGCTGCTAATACTTCATCAGTAATTTCTACATCTGGTTCATTCCAAGGGTTCTCTTCTGGCTTTGGATCTGGTCCAGGTTCTGGAGATGGTTCAGGAGCAGGCTCTTCAGTTGGTTCTGGGGTAGGTTCAGGAGTTGGTGGTTCCTCTGGTGTGGGCTCAGGTGTAGGCTCCTCTGTAGGGTCTACTGTAGGCTCTGGAGAAGGCTCTGGTGTAGGAGGCTCTTCTGCTGTAGGTTCAGGGCTTGGTTCTGGTGTAGGAGGCTCTTCTGGTGTTGGCTCTGGACTTGGCTCAGGAGTAGGTGGCTCTTCAGCAGTTGGTTCAGGACTTGGCTCTGGGGTAGGCTGATTGGCTGCAGCATTTGCTGCTGCTTGAGCAATGGCAGATTGAATTTCTCTTTGTGATTGTTCGTCATAGTAACGCCATGCGTTATCAATTGCGCTGTTAACATTACTAATTGCTTGATTGTATGCGCTGATTGCATTATTTTTATTTTGGAGTGCCGTTGCAACATTTAAAACTGAGTTGTTATATTCATTTGTTTTATTAGTTAGTGTTTGATTGTAACCATTTAATGTTGAAACTGCTTGATTATAAACATTTAGTTTGTCATTGTATACATCTTGTGCTGAGTTCTTTGCAGCAAGTGCGTTGTTGTAGGCGTTTGTTTGTTCTTGGGTTGCTCCAGATCCATGAGAAAATGTATTAAGATTGCAACTAAAGTCTTGTCCCCATACTCTTGGGTTGCCAGCATAGTCACAACCTGCACCAGTCCAGCCTAAACTTCCAGATGAATCATATGGTATTCCCCAGCCAAGATGATAGGAACCTACTCCTCCGCCGTTGTACCACCAAATTTCTACATCAAATGTTTTATCTGTAGTTACATTATATATTGGAGAGTATTGACTCCATGTTGCTCCTTGCTCAACCCAGTTATTAATAACTAATGCTCCGTCAATATACATCCTAAAACCATCATCTGTATTTCCTGCAAATTTTGTTGATGTGAACCATTCTGGAACTGTTATCTGTCCAGTAAATTTAACTATAAAGTTTTCATATCTATTACCACAAACTGGACGAGTCATATAGTTTCCATTTAGTGTTCCACTACATAAGAATTCATCTGTGGCTGCAAGGCCATCAACCCTAATTAAACTATAAACATCGTATGCCAAACCAGCAGAACCAGCACTGTCTAATGCTTGCTGAGCGTTTGAAAGATTAATGTTGGCTACTCCAAGTGCATCGTAGGCATCATTCTTATTGTCTAAAGCAGTAGATACTGTTACTGTTTGTCCGTCTACTGCTGATTGGGCTAAGTCTTTTTCTTCAAGTGCCGTGGTTTTTAGGTCAAGGGAGTTGTCATACAGGTCAGAGGTTTGAGACTGTGTTGATTGTGCAGATACTGCAAGGTCATACTTGTCTTCTGCTTCTTCAATTAGGGATATGAATTCATCTTTGTAGCCAAGGTCGTCTATGCTATCGTTGAGTTCTTGTATTTCTTGGGCTGCAACTGTGAGGGGATCATCAGAGTGGGCACCTTCTGGGGAGATAAAAAGCCAGCCAAATGCTAATAATGTGGCTGCTGCTATTCGTATTAGTTTTTTAATTACCTTTCCCCCTTGCAGACTGATGTCTGATAGGGTTATTATATCATTTTATTGCACAAAAAAGGGGCTACCGTAATTGGTAACCCCTTAAATGTTGGACTAATTACTTAACTAGAGTAACCTTTGCCTTTGGATTCTTTGCATTCCACTTTGTGGCTAGTGCATTGAATGACTTCTTTAGAGAAGCAAGTACTTTAGCATTATCTGCTGTTAACTTAGCAATAGTTGCATCCTTAGCAAGGATAACTGCATCTGAAGCAGCCTTTGCATCAGCAAGTGCCTTTGCAGAAGCAGCCTTCTCTGCTGCAAGAGCAGTTGCAGAAGCAGCCTTCTCTGCTGCAAGAGCAGCATCTGAAGCAGCCTTAGCAGCAACAGCATCTGAAGCAGCCTTTACGACTGCAGCATCTGAAATTGCCTTAGCAGCAAGTGCTGCATCCTTTGCAGCAGTCTGTGCAGCAAGTTCTGATACTAGATCACGAACTGTGATCTCTGCAAACGGTGCAAGTGCACGAGCAGGCAGACCAACTACATCAGCAGTTGTTGCATCTCCAGCAGTTGTTGGGCTGAATGTGATTAGTGATCGTGTTCCAGTTGCTGGAAGTGTTGCAACAAACTTTGCAACTCCAAAATCTGAAAGTGTAGCACCAGTTGTTACTGTTGCTGTATCCATAACTGCTGTTGAAGCAAAGACTGTTGCAGTAATTGACTTTCCAGATACCTTGTTACCAAATGTATCTGTTGCAGTTACTGTAATGTCCTGCTTTGTTCCAGCAGCACCTGTAGCAGGAGCAGATACTGTAAGAGTATTAATCTTACCAGCAGTTCCCTGTACATAGTATGTGAATGTTGTGCCCTGGTTTGTAATTGTTACTGTACCAATGGCTGTTGTCTTTGTGTAGACATAGAATGTTGCAGTTGTTCCTGTACCTGTTGCAACTGTCAAAGATGATGATCCTGATGTTGCACCGACTGGTGCTGCTGTTGTGTGTAGTGCAGACACGATTGTTGCGTTTGTTGCTACTACAGAAACTGATGTTCCTGTGTCAACTGTTGCGACGAACTTTAGTGCGTCAGCAGCGTCAACTGTGTTGTCTGCAGGAACTGGTAATGACGCAGGTGTTGCGATTGCTGAGGCAGTTGTATTAGCCGTTCCAGCAAGATCGACAGCGACTGTCATTACAGCAGCACTTGCAGGTGTTGCTACGATTGTGCCCAAAGTCATGGCTGCAACCATGGCTAGTGCGATTTTCTTGAATGAATTCATTCGGTATTTCTCCTTATTTATAGTAGATTAAACCTATCCAGATAGTCTTTTACATCATCTGGCATAGGTTTATAGTGTATCACATTGTCGTTAACCGTGTCAACCTGCTTAGGTCGATCACTGATTGTATGAACCTCTACGACCATATTCTGGTCCTTTGGGGTGTGTGATATAGCCCCAAATACTGCTCCACACACGGCATCAGCCAAGTCCTTAGACTTTTTTCGTGGGTGGTCAACTCTGTTATTCTTCATAATCTTTAATTGTGTTAATTCATCAAACAGTAGTTCGATGGCTGGCATAACCAGTCTTTCCTCGTATACAAGCATGGCCATATCTTCGTAGTGTTTCTTAGCAACAGAAACAGTATCAGTTCTCATTCCTACCTGCTTAAGTTCATTCTGAATATCAAATGATTGCCAACGGTCAAATGAAACCATTCCAATATTAAAACCAAGTCTACGAAGGTTCTGAATCCATTGCTTAACTTCTGATAGATTTACTGGGCCCTCAATCTTTGGCTCCCACCAGGCTACTGCATCTACAACAACTATTGGCGCAACCTGTTCGTAGTTATTAATCACTTGTATGTTTACCCATTTTTCTACATGGGCAATTGCAACTGCACACTTGTCATGCTTTTGTGCAAGGTCAGCGTGTACATAATAAACCTTATCTGGGTCTGGCTTGAATGACTCATCAAATCTTTTAAATGTATCTACTGGGTTTCTTAATGTCATACATGATCTTACCTTGTCTACCTGCTTAAAAAATGCATCTGATGCAAAAGTTGGTACACATGCAAAACGCATCATGGCATCTCCAAGATCTGTCATGAATGCAATCATAAAGTCGTCAATCTTTCTTGTAGGGTTTACTTCCCAGGTAGGTCTCTTTAGTGCAAAGACTCCTGGGTATTTGTATGAAACTATTTGATCTTCATCCCAAGAAATTTCAAATGAATTGTCTGGGCTATCTTCTGGAAGCAGTGGGTTGATAGTAAAGGTGTGTGTTCTTTCTATAACTTCTTTTTCAGCAATTACGTCGTCATACTTTTCTGAAATAAAGTCTCCAGGATATCTTGGGAAAGAAAGCAAAACAACCTTTCCAAGGTCAGGGAAACGAGAGTCTACTGAACCACGAAACGCCTTGTAAATATTATCGGCAGTCTTACCCTGCTCATTGCCAGTGTTAACCTCAGATGCAAAACCAGAAATCTCATCGAGTACTGCAAGAAGAAGGTTTAGGCCCTCATGTGATTCTCTTTCTGAGTGACCAGAGTAAACAGTAATTGATTTATTAAACTCAATAGAGTCAGCCTTTGCATAATACTTTCCTATAAACCAAGGAGATCTTTCAATCTTAGATTTAAAACCTTTAAAGAAAACGTTCTTTGCTTGTTGAGCGTTAATAGCCACGTTAATAAGGTCGATAGCATCTCCAGATGGCTTACCAAAATACTTTGCTGGGTCTTTTAAGCATAGAAGTTTGTACACAATGTATGAACATGCTACGGTTGATGTAAAGTCTTTTCCAGATCCCTTGCCAAGTTGCAGAATAATTTCATTCTTTGTGTACTTGTCGTAGTATTTTGTTCCTTCATCTTCTCCCATAATATTGATAAGATCTTCTTTACGATAGATCTGGCTCATAGCCTCTACAATGCTGTACTGTATGTCAGACAAAGGGGGCTGACCAAGGTAGTCTTCGCCCTCTACAAATGTCCTTGCGTCTACTGGAATCTCTTCAAAGTGATCAGACTTTAGTGCCTCAAGGAACTCATTGAACATCGTGGACAACTGTAATCACCTCGTTGTCTTTTGCAAATGAAGATAGTCTACGCATAATCTCATCACGAACCTGTGGGTATTCAGATGCAATGTCTTTTAATATAACAACAAGGACTTCTTGACGACGTTCAATTTCCATCATCTCTTCTGCTAATTCTTTATTCTCAAGTAGCCCAGCCTTTTGTAGCATATCGATACGCTTAGACTCAATGTCCATAACCAGTTTAATGCCTGCAGTCTTTGCACTAAGATTATTAGTCATAGATGCTTCATCAATAACTTCGTATGTACGAGAAACCAACTTGCTATAGTGTGCGTCAGCAGCAGCGAGTGCTTCTTTGGCACGAGCACGGATAGCATCGTTAGCAGATGCCATAACCTTCCACTCATTAATAAGTGTTACAACCTTTTGTCTTGGTATTGCAAGTTGCTTAGAGATTACGGTTGGGTCATTACCCTTTAAGTATTCTTCTACCACTTGATTTACTTGATCAAGGTGCTTGACTAGATCATCTTCAGTTGACATATTTTCCCTCTAGTCTGTTTATCTCATCTTTAATATAAAAGATTGCCTTCTCTAAGTCTTGTATAGTTTTTGCTTCATCCTTTAGTCCTGCTCTCCAAAGATACTTGAAGGCATTACCAATATTAAAATTACGATGACGAGTTATCTCAATACACTCAATACCAGATGGATCTGATGTATAGTGCAATGGATTGTTTACTTGGTCAACAGTTATGTTTAGGTTATCACTCATAAGATTCTTCCTCGTCAGATTCCCAATCAAATGTTTCTGGAATTCCTTTTAGTGCAGCAAATGCAAAAGCAAACCCAACACTGCCTGCTACAGCAAGTGCCACTAACGTTTTTTCAAATTTATTCATCGTTTTGACTTCCTTAATCCAAATTTGGCAAGGTATACGTAGATAGTTTCAACACTGGCTCCGCACTCCTTTGCAATCTCTTCTGGTGTCTTTTTATCCATAAGATATCTCTTACGCATAAAGACTTCTGATGTATATAGTTTAGCAGGCATAGGATTATTTGTCAACTTCTTTTTCACTAATATCATAGTTAAACCT